ATGTACAAAAAAAATTTCCCACGATTATCCGGTTGGTTGCTCTCATCGATAGCACTTTTTGCGATCATTGGCTGGACCTCACCAGCACAAATTCCTGTAACTATTTACAAACTCAGTCTTATATCACTCTCAGCAGTGTTAGGTTATTGGCTTGATAGAAGTCTTTTCCCCTGGGCTCGCCCAGATTCTTTTTGTCCGTGGAAAGAACCATTATGCTGTTCTGCAGCAATGATTCGACGTGCGATTATCGTTGCAGCAATCTGCCTTGGTGTTGCGTTGGGACTATAACTATGTGGCGAAATCCGATTTTCTTTTCAACGATAATAATATGCATGTCGATAGCCGAAGCAAAAAGTCCGCCACATGCATCTCTGGAATGGCGAAGTGAACTAATTCGCACCGCCCGAGAAATCTGGGGACTTAATGCGCCTGTAGCAGATTTCGCAGGACAAATACACCAGGAATCCGCCTGGAACAGCCGGGCACTTTCTCCCGCAGGAGCTAGCGGAATGGCACAGTTTATGCCAGGAACTGCCTCATGGATAAGTAAGCTATACCCTAAATTACGTGACAATACTCCATATAATCCTATCTGGGCAATAAGAGCGCTGGTGCAGTATGATCGGAAACTTTGGGATTCAACAAAGGCAAAGGATAATTGTCAAAGAATGGCATTTACTTTGAGTGCTTACAACGGTGGGCAGGGTTGGGTTAATAAAGATAAAAAATTGGCCACGTCAAAAGGATTAGATTCTTTTGTCTGGTTTGAACATGTTGAGCAGGTTAATGCTGGACGTAGTGCGGCAAACTGGCGTGAAAATCGACACTATCCAAAGATAATTTTGTATCAGCACGCATCACTTTACTTGCTATGGGGGCCAGCGAGTTGCATATCATAAATTGAGGTAAACATGAAGCTCAGTATCGATTTTTGGGAAGTTATCTCATTTCTACTTTCTTTAACAGGGTTAATGTTTGCCTGCGGAAAACTGCTATTAGCACAGATTTTAAAACGTTTGAATGAGCGTTTTGAAGCGTTAGAAATAGCTCGACGAGAATCAGAACTAGGCTGGACGAGACTAGAACGTGAATTCCTTGAATTCAGAGCAGACCTTCCATTGCATTATGTCAGAAGAGAGGATTATCTTCGTGGACAGGCTATTATCGAAGCAAAACTCGATGCTGTTTATAACAAAATCGAATTTCTTCAACGCTGAAACAATAAATAGCGAAAATTCGTTATTAATTTTCCTAAAGCAGATTAAAAGAAATGCAATATAAAAAGAGCAAATATACATGTGAACTATTACGGAGAAGGTGTAAACCTCTCATCAGTTTACGAAGGGAACTATTATGGGAACACTAGCCATTCTGAATGCTATAACTGATCTTTTACAAGAAGCAAATTCTGATCTTGATGTAGTTATTTCAGCGGCAGACCCCACAAAATATACTCCACCAGATAAAAAGGTAGCAGTACTTCTCCAATATGGTGGTTCCGACTTTACCTCGCTTGAAAGTACGGATGCGATTGTATTAGAACGAACACTTCAGATAACTGCTACCGTAATTGTTCCTAATGTCAGTGATGCAATAAATGCGCTGGACAGTGTCCGCGATACACTAGGTGGAATCTTACCTTCCGGTTGTGAACGTCCACTTTTGCCAAAGTTTGAAAAGTACATCAGTGGTGATGGTGAATTCTGCCACTATATTATCGAACTAACTACCAGAATGCCGTTTATTGCAAATGAAACCGGCAAGGACTTCCCCTTGCTTACGCTCGTTAATTATGAGGAATTTTTATGAAGTTTATTTATCACGGTCCTGCAAACGGCGTCACGCTTTCTGATGGTCAAGAAATTTTATTATGGCCAGATAGTGAAGTTGAACTTCCCGAAGATAATGAATGGGTGATCACGATGATCGCTCGCCGTCATTTATCGACGATTGCTACTGAAACAAATAAAAATGATGCAGAGGAAATTGTACATGGCAGCTAATTACCTACACGGCGTCGAAACTATTGAGATTGAATCCGGTCCACGTCCAGTGAAAGCAGTAAAATCTGCGGTTATTGGTTTAATTGGGACTGCTGTTAGAGGACCTACTAATAAGGTAACGTTATGTCTCTCTGAAAGTGATGCAGCAAGATTTGGCCCTGGAATGGCAAATACAACCATTCCGCAAGCATTGAACGCAATCTATGATCATGGTGCAGGAACAGTAGTTGTTATTAACGTATTGGATCCATCTGTACATAAAACTACGATCACAAGCGAAAACGTAACTGTAGATAATAATAGTATTATTCAACTGAAGCATGGTGCTGTTCAGTCGCTCACCATTGGTCGTGGCGCGAATGCGACATCCCCGTATACAATTGGTACAGATTACACTGTTGATATGCTAACAGGTAAAATCATTTGCAAAGGCCTTAATTTACAACCTGGTACCAAAGCGTATGTGAATTACACATATACCGATCCAACAAAAGTTACTTCTGCCGATATTATTGGTACCGTGAACGCAGCAGGCGATCGTACCGGTATGAAATTGCTTCAGGATACATATAACCAGTTTGGTTTCTATGCAAAAATTTTAATTGCTCCTGTGTTTTGTACTCAAAAATCGGTTTCTACTGAGCTCATTGCACAGGCTGAAAATTTGGGAGCGATTACTTATATTGATGCGCCGGTAGGAACGACTTTCCAGCAGGTACTGACAGGACGTGGAGGACAGGGCTCGATTAACTTTAATACCAGCTCTGATCGTGCTCGTTTGTGCTATCCACATGTAAAAGTCTACAACACCTCAACAAATACGGAAGTACTTGAGCCACTCTCATCTCGTGCGGCCGGTCTCCGCGCTAAAATCGATCTGGAAAAAGGTTTTTGGTGGAGCAATTCAAATCAGGAAATTCAGGGAATCACTGGCATTGAGCGTTCACTGTCGGCCATGATTGACGATCCGCAAAGTGAAGTAAATCAGTTGAATGAAAACGGTATTACAACTGTTTTTAATAGCTATGGTTCAGGGTTGCGTCTGTGGGGTAACCGCACTGCTGCCTGGCCAACAGTCTCGCATATGCGTAATTTTGAAAACGTACGCCGTACCGGTGATGTTATTAACGAATCTATTCGTTATTTTAGTCAACAATATATGGATATGCCAATTAACCAGGCGCTGATTGATGCACTCACTGAATCAGTTAATACATGGGGACGTAAACTTATTGCCGATGGCGCACTCCTGGGCTTTGAGTGCTGGTACGATCAGGCTCGGAATGAACAAACGGAACTGGCTGCTGGTCATCTTTTGTTGAGCTACAAATTTACACCACCACCTCCGTTAGAACGTTTGACATTTGAAACAGAAATCACCTCTGAATATTTAGTCTCTCTGGAGAGTAATAACTAATGGCCGGAAAAATTCAAATCAATCGTATTAGCAATGCGAATATCTATCTCGATGGAAATAACCTTTTGGGCCGAGCAACTGAAATCAAACTGCCTGATGTAAACATGATTATGCAAGAACATAAGGCACTTGGTATGGTTGGAAAAATCGAACTACCCGCAGGTTTTGATAAACTGGAAGGTGAGATTAAATGGAACTCCTTCTATCATGAAGTGATGCGCAAAACAGCCAATCCCTGGCAGGCTGCAGCATTACAATGTCGCTCCAGTATCGATTGCTATAATTCACAGGGCAAGGCTGAGCAATTATCGCTGGTCACTCATATGACGGTGATGTTTAAAAAGAATCCGCTGGGAACATTCAAACAGAATGAAAACCCTGAATTCAGCAGTAGTTTTGGTTGCACTTATATTAAGCAGGTTATTGACGGAGAAACGTTACTGGAACTGGATTATCTGGCAAATATTTTCCGCGTTAACGGGACGGATCAGTTAAACGCATACCGCAATAATATCGGTGGTTAATTTATTCGGGGCTACGGCCCCGCTTTTAAAAGGTTAATAAGGATTGCAACATGACCGAAAAATATACCCTCCAGTTTCCATTTACCTCTGCCGCCGGAGAACGTATTAACGAACTGCAATTACGTCGTCTGAAGGTAAAAGATATGCGCACCGCTCGCCGCGCCAGTGATAAACCGGAGGAATGGGACGAACCACTAATGGCAGCAATGACTGGGCTGGTACCCGAAGATCTCTCAGAAATGGATTTGCTCGACTATCAGGCACTGCAGAAACGATTTCAATCCATGCTTAGTATGGCTACAGAACCCACAGCAGTTATGGCAGGCGATGGCGCTGCTGGCAAAGTGGTTTCACTTTCAGCCGGGTGAAATAGATATTTTGACGGTTGACGATTTCACCTGCTGGCTGGATGAAGCCAACACTCAGATTAAACACGAATACGATTCGCAGGCTTAATGCCTGCGGGTTTACTGGCCCGACCCGGTTCGCCGCTTCTCTGTTCTTTTTCTGGCAAATCCGTAACAGGGCATTCTTCATATATATGGAAAATCATTTTGGCCAACGATGTTATTACCCAGCTTCAGGCGCGTAATGAGACGTTGACGCAGGCAATAGCCCGTTACGGCTCACTAAACGCCAGCACGCTGCACACGCTCAGTAACGAGCAAATTAAAATAACCAGACTCACACAGCAACTTACTGAGTCAGCCCTTCGCCGCGAGGGGCAAGACAGGCAACGCAATGAATTAATAGAAAAAACACAAAGTTTTGCCGGACAGATCGGCAAACTTCTTAACGTCGAGACTCCCGACTGGAATCTACCTTACACATTCCAGGACAACATGGTCGATCTAGGGGTAAAAGGCAGCATGAATAGCGTCACGCGGAACGCCTTAAGCCTGAATATCCGCGACTGGAGCCTTGCTTTCAATCAGGCTCAGCAAGCGCTGCAAAGTGCTACCGCCACGATGGTCGAGGGCGGCATCACTGCATTGCAGGATCTTAGCCGCTACATGCCCGACATCGCCAAAGCAGCAACGGCAACCCGCGACAGTGCGCAAATCTGGGCGCAGGCGGCGATTGCCACCCATGAAAAACTGAATATCGCGCCTGATAACTTCCATGTGGCACAAAATATGATGTACAGCGTCACAAAAGGCGGCGGCGGCTCAGTTGAGGAGCAAACACAGTGGATTAATGCTTTTGCCGGCAAAACCGGACTGCAAGGCATGGAGGGACTTGCGGAACTGACTGCAACGATGCAAATCGCCATGAAGAATAGCTCCAGCTTCAGCGCTGCTTCGGAGAACTTCGATCATTTCCTCAATTCCACCTTCTCAAAAGAGACGGATAACTGGTTCGCCAGTCAGGGCGTGGATCTTCAGGGGTCGTTGCTGGAACATCAGCAAAACGGAACGGGCGTGACGGAAGCGATGGCGCATATCGTGCAGATGCAGCTGGAAAAAACGAATCCCCGGATCCTTGAAACCTTTAAACAGACCATGAAAATTGAGGATCTTTCCGCTCGTAGTGATGCGCTACAGGCAATGGTGAGTAGATTTAACCTCGGTGCGCTGTTTGGCGATACGCGAACGCTGGATTTCCTCGCGCCAATGCTGGCAAACCCAGCTGAATATCGTCAGTTAAAAGCATCGACGATCCAGGCGACCGGTCAGGATCTTATTGGTAATGATTTTGATCTAAGAATGACATCGCCCACAGAGCAAACCAAAGCACTACAGCTCGCCCTTAACGATTTGTGGCTTACCGTTGGACTGGAGCTTATGCCAGCGGTTAGCGAACTGGCACAAAACATTACGCCGCTGGTGCGACAGTTCAGCGCCTGGCTGCGGGAAAACCCGGCGCTGGTGCAGGGCATCGCCAAAGTCGTTGGCACGCTCTGGTTATTCAACGGGGTGCTGAACATGCTGAAGCTGGCAGCAAACCTTGTCGCCTCTCCATTTATTCGCTTGATTGATATTTTCCTGCGGATCAAGGCCAGCCTCGCGCTGGGTGGAGTGGCTAGCACTACGCTGTCGGTGCTTCAATCGCTTGGAAAAGGTGTGAAAATACTGGCGTCAGTATTGGGTCGTGTGCTGGTTGGAGGATTAAAACTGGTTGGCCGAACGTTTATCTGGCTTGGTCGTGTGCTGCTGATGAACCCTATCGGTCTTACTATCACCGCTATCGTTGGTGCCGCCTATTTAATCTATCGCTACTGGGAACCGATTTCCGGCTTCTTTTCCGGCATCTGGACTCGTATTAAAGCGGCTTTTGACGGCGGTATTGCCGGTATCACCCGCCTGATTATGGACTGGTCCCCACTGGGCCTGTTTTATAACGTATTCGCCAGCGTTCTGGACTGGTTTGGGATAGATCTTCCCGCCAGCTTTAGCGAATTCGGCAGCGATATTCTGAATAGCCTGATCAATGGCATTCTTAACGCTCTGCCGTTCCTGAACAGTGCGATTGAGAAAATAAAAAGCCTTATCCCGGACTGGGCAAAAAGCACACTTGGGATCGATGAGGTAAAGCCAGGTGCCAGTGTTGCCGGAGCAGTACTCTCGCCTGGGGCTAAACCCGCCGCAACGTCCGCAACCACAATGATGCAGGCCCCACACAGCTCAAAACCTTATACGCTGCCGTCCCGGTCACCGGGCAATATCCAGGTGCATTTTTCACCGCAGGTAACGGTCCAGGGCAACGGGCAAGACACAGCAGGTGAGGTTAAAAACGTCATGTCGCTGTGTAAACGGGAGCTGGAGAAAATGATTAATGATGTCATGGCGCAACAACAGCGCCGGGGGTATGCCTGATGTATGCCGTTTTAGGAGAGATTGAATTTGAAGTCGTCGCATACTGGGACGCCTTTGAAACCACAATGGGCGTGGATTATGCCAGCCATGCTCGTATTGAAGGTAAACCTGGCGTGCAATTTATTGGTGACAAGCTGGACAAAATCACCCTGCAAAACAGTTTTCACAGCCAGTTTTGTCAACCGTCAGCAGAGTTCAGCCGCTTGCGCAGCGCGATGACTGCACATCAGGCAATGGCGTTGGTTTTTGGCAATGGAGATTATCGCGGCTGGTTCGTGATTACCGATCTGAGCGCCAGCCACCAGCATACCGATCCCAGGGGTAGTGTTATTGCTCAGACAGGGAGCCTGACGTTGCAGGAATACACTGGTGATCCGAAGGATCCCCTGTTGCCTCCGGCAATTACCACTCAAGAGCCGAATATCGACGAGATGCGGGATGATTTCCCCAGTCTCAACGACTCCTGGTTTGACGATCTTATGAGTGCCGCTGAGGATGGCATGCGCGATGCCAAAAATATGATGGATGATATGGCCGATGCCATTGATGACATTAAAAAAAAGGTCTCAAAGGCAAAAGAGCTGGTTAAGGAAGCCAAAGCGTTGAAGCAGAAGTGTAGCGATATTGTCATCTCATTGAAAAAAACAATCGACTCGGTAGAGACGCTATTACAGCAACCTCTGGATCTGCAAACCCTGACCGGACTACCAAAGACGCTGGCTGCGAACATGCAGACGTTAATAGACAGCCTGCCAGGGATCCGCGAATGCGCCAGGGACACCTCAGCACTGATTAAACATGCCGAATCTCTGTTTGATGCCATCACCAGCAGCGTAGCAGAAACCACTTACGATAGTGCCGCATTGCTGGTCAATCAGGGGCGCAACACTATGCAAGAGAGCGCACCTGAAGTAAGCCAACTTGCTGCCGCAGATATTACCAGGAGTTTCTAATGCACTACCTTGAACATATCACAACAGAGGGTGAACGCTGGGATAACCTTGCCTGGCGCTATTACGGCGATGCGTTGGCCTACGAGCGAATCATTGCGGCCAACCCGCACGTCGCAATCCTTCCCGTTTTACCGTCAGGCATGCGGTTGATTATTCCTGTCATCAACATCACGCAAACGTCCTCGGAGTTACCACCATGGCTGAGATAACGGTATCCGGCGGGGGGATTGCAACCCTGACGCCTGTATTTACCCTTTGGTACGGTCATAAGGAAATTACCTACGACATAGCACCTTATGTCACCAGTATCAGCTACAGCGACAGTATTAAAAACGAATCGGATGTAATTGCGATTGCGCTGGAAGATAGTGCCGGACGCTGGATAAATGAATGGTACCCAGGTAAAGGCGACACGTTGACGCTCCATCTGGGATATCAGGGGGAAGATCTACTCAACTGTGGTACTTATATCATCGATAAAATAGATATTAGTGCTCCATCCTCAACGGTCAATATCGACGGAATAGCCACCTCCGTTAGTAAAGCGCTGCGAACGAAGAACAGCCATGGCTTCGAGGAAACCACGCTTTCCGCCATCGCCAGCCGTATTGCGCAGAAGCATGGCCTGACGCTGGTCGGTAAAATTGAACCGCTGACCATCGATCGCGTTACACAATATGCGGAAACCGACGTAGCGTTTCTGAAACGGCTTGCAGGGGAATATGGCTATACAGTGAAGGTAACGGCGAAACAACTCATCTTTACGCATCTGCCGACGCTGCGCTGCCTGGCACCGGTGAAGATTCTTAAGCGAACGGATGTAACACACTATGTGTTCAAAGATACGATTAATCACATCTACAAAAATGCCACGGTGCAGCATCAGAACAGTAAACAAAAAGCGTTGGTTATCTATACCCATGATAGCCAACAAAAACCATCCGCACGCGGTGCAGCAACCAGCGCCGATACCCTGAAAATAAACAGCCGTGCGCCAGATGCAGGTGCAGCTCAGGCGAAAGCCAATGCCGCACTAGATAGCCACAACGAATACCAGCAGACCGGTACGCTCAGTATGCTGGGCTGCCCGCAGCTCACGGCAGGCAATAAGATCGAACTCACTGATTTTGGTTTACTTTCTGGTCAGTGGTTGATTGATAAAACAATGCATCGGTTCTCGCGTAGTGGCTACACCACAGAAATCGACATTTCACGCGGTCCAGCAACCAGCCAGTAAGGAGGCAATATGAAAGGAGTAACTCGTCAGACAGGCATTATTTGCGATATTGATGAAGCAGCGGTTTGTGTCAGAGTCACTTTGCCAGAGTGCGATAACTTACGCAGCAACTGGCTTTCCATCCTGCAACGCAATACGCAAGAAAATAAAGATTACTGGCTGCCGGATATTGGCGAGCAGGTGGAAGTTCTGCTTGATGATAATGGTGAAGATGGTGTGGTTCTGGGGGCCGTTTATTCTAGTGTCGATACTGCGCCGCTCGCATCACGTGAAAAGCGCTACGTACATTTCTCCGATGGCGCAGCCTTTGAATACGATCGTAAGACACACCAGCTCACCGTTAACGGTGGGATTGAAAAAATCATTATTGAAGTAAAAGATTCAACTCGTCTCACCTCACCGCAGGTAGAGATAAAAGCACAAAAAGTTTTAGTAACGTCTGACACCGTAAATGTAAAAGCGACCGACGTGAGCGTTGAAGCAAGTATCGTTGATGTGAAAGCTTTGGATGTTACCGTCGATGCCCCCCTTAGTACCTTTACCGGTAATGTCACGGTAATGAAAAAACTGACATGGCACGGCGGCATGATGGGCAGCGGAGGCGTTGGCAGCAGTGCGGTGATCACCGGCAACGTCAACGTTCAGGGCAACGTGAACGTCAGCGGTTCCATTATGGACGGTGGAGGAAACTCAAACCACCACTCTCACGGCTATTAATCCAGCCCGCCATTCAGGCGGGTTTTCTTTTTTAATCAAATACTTTTCTAAAGCACTTTATTATCGTTCACATCATATTGGGGTGAAAATAACCCCATGAACACGAAAACACGACCCTCAACCCTGCACTGGCAACCAGCCTTGCAACGCCCTGAAGAATATGTCTGTGGGCTGGACGATATCCATCAGGCAATACATATCATTCTGCACACGCCACGCGGCAGCGATCCCCACAGGCCACTTTTTGGCAGCAATCTGTGGCGCTACATCGATTATCCCGTCGATCGGGCCATTCCACATGTTGTTCGGGAGTCTGTGGAAGCAATCCGCAAGTGGGAGCCTCGCTGCCATCTGCTGAAGGTGACACCCGCTATTGACGGCGAGCATCTGACGTTACGCGTGCAGTGGCGTGCCGCAGACGGCGTAATCAACTCTACGGAGGTGTTATGGCGATAGCCGAACCCAATTTTATCGATCGCGATCCTGCGCAAATCACCAGTGAGATGATTGCGCAATATGAAGACGCCAGCGGTAAAAAACTCTACCCGGCACAGGCTGAGCGACTGCTCATTGACCTGTTTGCCTATCGTGAAAACCTTGTCCGTATCGCCGTCCAGGAAGCGGCGAAGCAAAACCTGGTCGCGTATTCACGCGCCCCTATGCTGGATTATCTGGGTGAACTGGTCGGTGTTCATCGCATGCCACCGCAGGCAGCAAAAACAACACTGCAATTCTCTGTGGCAAATGCCTGTAAAGGCAACATTCTGATCCCACAGGGAACCCGTGCCAGTGCATCCGACAGTGTGATGTTCGCCACAGATGAGGATATCCTGCTCCCCGCTGGAGCCCTCAGTGTTGCTATGACCGCAACGTGTGTCGTCACCGGCGAATCTGGCAACGGCTGGCAGCCTGCACAAATCAGTGCGCTGGTGGATAGCGTAAGTGGCTACGATATCACTGTCACTAACCTGACCGAATCAACGGGTGGCTGCGGTGAAGAAAGCGATGATGCGCTACGTGAGCGGATCCAGTTGGCACCAGAAAGTTTCAGTAACGCAGGCAGCTATGGCGCTTACCGTTTTCATACGCTTTCTGTCAGCCAGTCGATTATTGACGTCGCTGTGCTGGGCCCTGATGAAGGGTTACCAGAAGGTTGCGTGGAAATCTATCCGCTTACCCTGAACGGCCTGCCCGGCGCTGAACTCCTTGAGCAGATAGAGCGGGAGGTCAGTAAGGAGAAAATGCGTCCGCTAACCGATAAGGTCAGCGCTAAAGCGCCGTTAAGGGTGCCTTATCAAATCTGTGCCCGGTTGACACTGTTTGCTAACGCCGATCAGGAAACCACGCTTACTACCGCACGCGAGGCCTTAAGCACATGGATTGAGCAGCGCCAGACCCGGTTAGGTCTGGACATTGTACCAAACCAGATCATCAAAGTGCTTCAGGTCGAGGGCGTTTACGATGTTGCGCTGGATATGCCGCTCAAAAAGGTATTACAGGTACACGAATGGGCGGAGTGCACCACCATTGAGGTGACGATTGCCGGGGTCAGCGATGGATAAACTGCTTTTGCCACCACCACTGGCCAGCGACGAGCGTTTCTCAATTCTGGCCAATATTGCCGCCGAGCGTTTTGCACAAATCGACTTGACGGTGCTGTTGGTCTATCTGGTCGATTTAGTTGACGCCTCCGCGTTACCGTCACTGGCCTCACAGTTTCATATACAGGGTCTTGAAGGTTGGTTATTTGCAGAAAGTGAACAGGAGAGACGAGATTTAATTAAGCAGGCAATAGAACTGCATAAATACAAAGGAACCCCCTGGGCTGTTCGGCGCGTACTGGAAATACTATCGTTACCGGGTAATATTTCCGAATGGTTTGAATACGGCGGAAAGGCTTACTTCTTTAAAGTTGAAATAAAATTGATTAATCAAGGCATGAATGAAGACCTGTTTTACAGTCTGGTGGATCTTATTCATGAGTACAAAAATGTCCGTTCAAAACTGGAAGCATTGATCGTCTGGATAATTAGCCAAAGTGCAATTCCAATTATCGGCTGTGCACTTTACGGTGGTGAGATAACAACTATCCTACCGTTCCAGATTACAGAAATCCAACAAATCAAACCGATTTATTTCGGTACAGGGCAATGGAGCCTTGAAATTACATCTATTTACCCGGAGCAAATATGGTTAATGAATTCTATACCCTCCTGACCGATAAGGGAATGGCAAAAATTGCCAGCGCCCTTGCGGATAAAAAACAGATAAATCTGCAAAAAATGGCTGTTGGCGATAGCAATGGGCAATATTATGAACCCACCGCCAGCCAAACCCAATTGCAGCACGAAGTCTGGCGCGGTGAGATTAATACACTGACGGTTGCGCCAAACAATCCGAACTGGTTGATTGCTGAAGTGGTTCTGCCTGAAGACATCGGCGGCTGGTATGTGCGCGAGGTAGGCGTATTCGATGTCGACGGCGAACTGATCGCCATCGGCAAGTTCCCGGAATCCTACAAACCCCTGCTGCCGGGCGGCAGTGGTAAACAGGTGTGCATTCGCCTGATTATGGAAGTTTCCAATACCACAGCGGTGACGCTGAGCGTTGACCCAAGCGTGGTGCTCGCTACGCGGGATTATGTGGATACACTGCTGGACCAGCATGAGCACTCGACTCATCACCCGGATGCGACACTGACGCAGAAAGGGTTTACACAATTAAGCAACGCCATTGATAGTGATGATGAAACAAAAGCGGCAACGCCGAAAGCAGTAAAAGATGCTTATGAAAAAGCACTCGAAGCTGCAGCTTGTCCTGTAGGGATGCCTATTCCATGGCCTTCAGACAGTACGCCATCCGGGTATGCCTTGATGGTCGGTCAAACTTTTAATAAAAGCATATATCCAAAACTGGCGATAGCCTATCCATCTGGGATTATTCCAGATATGCGGGGCTGGATTATTAAAGGTAAACCATCCAGTGGGAGAAATATACTTTCACAGGAGCTGGATGGTATAAAATCACATAACCATATCGGGAACATTCATAGTACTGATTTAGGATCAAAAAGCACCGAAAATACCGATCTGGGTAATAAAACTACAGGTAGTACAGATTTAGGTTCTAAAACAACAAACGCCTTCAATCATGGGAATATATCTAGCACGTCATCTGGACAACATAACCATACAGTCCCCTTATCCGGTAATAAAGATAATACTGGATATGCTGATGGTGCAAGTCCTTCATCACCTGATGGCTTCGTGTACACAAGTAGCTCAGGAGCCCATACGCATACTGTCTCATTAGGGGCTCACGGGCATTCAATTACTATGGGCGCTCATAGTCATACTTTAACCTTAGGTAATCACAATCACTATATTGCATTAGGTGCGCATACACACGGTATTTCCATTAATAACACAGGAAATACAGAAAATACTGTCAAAAACATTTCATTTAACTATATTGTGAGGCTTGCATAATGACTTTCACTTTCTCTGATGAACCACAAATTTTATCAGTTTTTAACTTCTCACCAGAAACACATGAATACATTGGTGAATCTGATGCATATATCGCTGCAAATACAGGCCTACCTCTGCATTGCACACTTATTTCACCACCAGAACTTGTCATGGGATTAACTCCTGTATGGACAGGTGAGGAATGGGAATTAACTGAAGATCACCGAGGCCAGATTGTTTATAATAAACAAAATGGTAGTCAAACCATAATTATGGAGTTAGGCCCTTTGCCCGAAAACACTACCGTCATTTCGCCGTCCAGTACTTTCGATCGATGGAATGGTGAAAGTTGGCAACCATCAATGATTGATGTTAAACAGGCAAAGATATCTGAGATTAAGTCCAAGCGTGACTCCATTACTTCTGATTATATTATTATTAATGGTAACCATTTTCATAGCGATGCAAACAGCCGAATCCAGCAGATATCTCTGACAAAAATGGGCCAGGCAAAACAAATTCCAGCCGGATTAATGTGGCAAACCAAAAATAACGGTTTGATTGAACTAACTAACGAAATTGCCGCGCAGTTTGAAACAGTCACCATGGATCACGATATGCGCTTGTTTGCTAATGCACAACGCCATATCGCTGCGGTAGAGGCTCTGGAAGAGATCCAGGCGGTGATTGATTACGACTATTCAACAGGCTGGCAACCATGAGTAAAAAATCAGTCTGGCTCGCCTGCTATAAGGGGCGAACGGAACACCGTGGCATTGCCAGGCTGGCCGACTGGGTGACTCGCAAAGTCACCCGCGGTATCTACTCTCACTGTGAACTTGCGATAGAACATGGCGGGAATGAGTATCTATGCTATTCCGCGTCGTTTCGCGACCGTGGCGTGCGGGGTAAGTTGATGCCGTTGCCTGACGATAAGTGGGATAAATTACCGCTGCAGGCAAGTCAGCAGGAAGTGGAAGCTTTTTTCCGTAAACATAGTGGAAAACGTTACGACTGGCAGGGTGCAATAGGTATCGTATTAGGCAATCCAGAAAAGCGTGAACGGTTATTTTGCAGTGAGTTCTGCGCAGAATTTCTTCAACTCAATGAGAGTTGGCGCTATTCACCCAACCACCTGTATGCCCTCGTTAGCAGCTGGCAATTCCATCCGTAA